GGGCACTATGCGGCGCTACGGAGCGCACGCGGCGGGGCGGCCAAATAGGGAAATAGCACGCAGTCATAGGACCTATTTGGCTTTTTATTCTTTATTTCCCTCCACGGCGCGCGGGGATAGACTTAGGTCTATACCCCACCGCTGCGCACCGGTCGGACAGGGGCGTTATTGCTACGAATGCATAGCCAAACAGCTACCGATGCTTAGCCAAACGTCTACGGATGCATAGCCAAACCGCTACCGGTGCATAGCCAAACGGATACGCATGACGCGAGATAAAGGTGCATAGCCAAAAAGTACGCGGTGCTTAGCCAAACCGCTACGGCTGCCTAGCCATTTGACTACGGGTGCACAGCCTGCTACTCTGCGCCGCATTCGCTCTATTTAGGACCAATTACGATGAAAAGCCGGATAATGTCGATTCGCTTCCCTTCAGGCCGACGCCGCAACTTTGTGGAGTCGCGCTACGACCTAATACGCCGCATCGCATCGCTACGCGTGGGCGACTGGGCCAAGCTTGAGCCGGGCGAGGAAGACGCCGCGCAATCCCTCATTGGATGGGGAATGATTGAGCGGCACGAGGTAACGCCTTCCCATGTACGCTGGTCGTTCCTACACGAGCGGCCGATAGTGGGACAACGTCGAGACTGCCTGTTAGTGCATAAAAAGATGGTCCACCACTTGAGCGACGCGCAGCGCAAGATATTGATCTATGTGCTACAGGCTGAGCGCAACGGAACGGCGCAACTGCAACAGGTGATTGGTGATAAGAAAACGCAGCGCATGGTTCGCTCGCTTGAGTCGCGCGGCGTGCTCGCTGTGCAACGTAACAAAGGCTATTGGGAGCTGACTATCTCGCCGACGTGGGGCGTGAACCCGACATAACGCAACTGTTGTGCAGAGTGTGACGTGTGCACATTGTTTGGAGTGGGGAAGCGAGTACAGTTACACCATCGACAACGGGCAGCAAACAACGGAGAGAATCATGATTATCGCAATCCTCGCAATGTGTGTAGTAGTCGGAACGATCATCGGGCGCAGCGTTGCGGCGCGATTGGGCGTGAACTAATCGGAGCGGGCCGCGATGTCATACACAGACATTTTCTACGGATTGCTAAAGCGTGGGTTCTCTCATGCAACAGCGTTCGCCCTGACCGCCGCGCATATGGCGCATGAAGTGGGGCACTCGCAAGAGACCGCGCGTTTTCTACTCGGCGGAATGCTCGCCGGGTGCGAAGTGCGGCACCGCTAACACGATTCACGAGCATAGGAGTTAACAACCATGACCGCGGAACGTTTCCTAACTTGGCTCTACTATACGACCGGCCTAGATGCGCACGCCGCACAGCGCAAGCTAACCATTGAGCAACGCAACGCGCTCGTCACTAACTGGCTCGCCATGGGCTGCCCGTTTGCGGTGGGCGTATGACGGTCCGCACGCGATTACGTAGCGTCTTGCTCACACTCGACGCGTATTATTTCGGTCTCGCGCAGTGGGACGGGGAACACGTAAGGCAATTGGAGAAACAGCGCGCTAGTTTAATGTTGGCGCTGGTGATTGAGTTCAAACCCAAAGCATAGGAGATAAGAGCCGTGCCGACAATTAGACCAAAGTTTGCGACTAAAGACGGGTTTCTGACGTCCTATTCTCATGCGTGCGGATATCTCGACGTAGCAGATATCGGCACCGATAAAGAAGCGATAACTATGGGCTTTGATTGCATGTACTTCGTGCGCGTCGCGCCCGGAAAAGATCGCGAGCGCGTATGGGATTGTTTCGAGCACACAGGGCAAGGGCGCAAAGATGCGCGGCGTCGGTTCTTGCAATTGATTCGCGAGCACAAAGCTACCCGTCGATTAAACAAGGAGCACGACTAAAATGCCGCGCTTACATTTTGAAATTGATATTGAATGCGAAAACGACTCGTTCCGCGACAACATGAACGAGCAGATTGCAACGATCCTGTTAGGCGTTGTCGATAGGCTGCGCGACGGTCACGAGTCGGGAAATGTGCGAGACGTGAATGGGAGCACAGTAGGCCGGTTCCGATTCGTAGAGAATAGTCGCGGAGTCATTCGGGAACTATAGGAGCTAAGAGCCATGATAACCGACGACCACGGATATGACGTAAAGCGCAATTTGCAACGCGCACGCTATAAATTTGCGATGTCTCGCACACTGGCGCGCGATGCACTGAGCGAAGCGAAGGCACTACGCAGCATTGCAGAGCGCAACGCGTGGCTAGAGATAGCGCGCAATTCACGCCGCGACGCAAAGTACTGGGTGCGCAAACTGCGTGAAGCAAGCGAGATGTTAGCGTGCGGCGCGTAGTGCTCCACATTGACCGACGCGGCAGCCTACGCGCCACTGACGAGCCGTCCTATGTGCTTATCATTGACGGGCTCGAATGCGTGCGCGGGAAGCGATTGGACATAATCCAATTGTTAATTGAAGTGTGACAGAAGTCACTTGTAATTTGAAATAGCCGGGCGCATCATACGCCCACTGACGACGCAATAGGAGTTAAGAGCCATGCGAAACACAGCCGAAAAAATCCGCCTTGTAATCATTCTCGCTTTTATCGCGGGCAGTGTTTATGCGGGATTCGGCGCGTACCATTTCGCCCAATCTCTCAACGCTAGCGCAGCGCGTCACAGCCAACAGTTCTAAAGTTTGTTCACAGCATAGGAGTTAAGAGCCATGCGCAAGATTACCCCGTTTATCGTCTCAGCATTCGAGTTTAGCTACTGCGTCGCAATCGCGTCAGCGCTTGTGTTCGCGTGCGTCGCATCGTACGGAGTGTAACGCAATGGCCATCCTAACTAAGTCAATGAGCAATGCGGAAGTGGACCGACTTGACACGCTTCTAACTCGTCGTAACGACGTGAAAGCGAGCGGCAATGAGCATGACCTAAGACTGTGGGACAAGCAATACGGAAAAGAAGTGATTGCGTTGCAACGACGCGAGGCGGAAGCCAGCGCCGAACTACTCCGCGTAACGTCCGAATTGCGCAACGCCCAGTATCGTCGACGCGTGTCGCGTCTTCGTCGTGTGCTCGCTTACAGCTTAAGCAGTATGCAGGGTTACGCAACGCAGAGCTATGAAGCGTGCGACATTCCAACGCGTGCGGAGATTGACAGGCTTGTGTCGGTCATTGCGCGCGTGTTCAACGGGGAGAAATGACCGTGCAAGCGATGGAAGTTAGGCGACTGTCGGATGCGCCCCGCGAGTCTCGCTACTATCTCGACGGAGTACGCGTCAGTCGTCGCAAGTGGGACGAAATGCATTTAGGTAAGCGCACCGACACCTACGCTTCGCGAATCGAAACTCGACGCGACGGTGCGGAGATTGTCCGGCATTATCACCATATTAGGAGCGAATAGGTTATGTCAGATTCTCCAAAGTTTGAAGCGTTCCCCCTCTATACGGTGCCGGGAGACGTGCGCCACGTGGACATCGGAAACGTACGCATAACAGCGACGGTGCACTTTGACCCCGACGCCAAACCGACCGACTACGATTGCTATTCGCGCGGACAAGTAGAAGCGTGGGAGCGCGACGAGTGGCGCTATGTGGGGGTCGTGCTATCCGTCAGCGTGGGCGATACCGAGATAGAGCCGCACGCTGTGTCATTGTGGGGGATTGAGTGCAATTTCCCCGGCAGCGATAAGAACGCACACCTGACCGCGTGTGCGAACGATCTACTAGACGAAGCGCTAACTGAGGCGCGCGAGAAAGTGGAACAGTTGTTAAAAGCATTACAGGCAGCGAGGGAGGGTTTGAGCAATGAGCAGACAAAAAGTTAGGGTGAAGGGAACGGGAAAGCACGTTCATACGGTCGATTCGTTCGGCGAGTTTAAGCACGAGATTGCCGGGGAAACTTTCGAGTTCGTCATAACAATGGATTTGTCGGGCATCGGGCACAATGTAACGCACAAGGCGAGCGGAATGCGCGTGTGCACTATCGACGACGGAGACCGCGAAACGTTGCTGCAACGTGCGCTTAACTGCCTGTCGCGTTTGGTTCAACGCTCAGGCGACGAGCGCGTGCGCAGCGTGATTGCTGGTAGCCGGCCATTGCCGGCGATCAAGTATCTAGCGGGGTGGAATGTGCCCGGCTGTATGCCTGAGGAACCGTTCGCCGAGTTCGACACGTTCAATGAAGCGCGCGAGCACATCGTGAACGAAATAGAAAAGCTTATCGACGATTTGCTCGTCGGAGATTGTCCCGTCACAGCGGCGCAAGCGACTAAAGCGCTTGAGTGGATAAAGAACGAATCGGAGCCGTTTACTATCGGCCCGATAGATCGATACGTGTATGAGATAACGCGCGCCTGATTAGATAGCCGGAGCCATCATAGGAGTTAAGAGCCATGACACAAGAGTATAAGCATTCAATTCTAGGCGTTGAGGGAACCATGATACGGCGGCATTTATGGCCGACAAGTGGTCTTTACTCGTCGCAAACATGGGTTGCGAAACGCTGCAAGGGGCGCAACGCATTACAAGTTAAAATTCGTTTCGATGACGATTGCCGGAACGGGCATATGTCTTTCGCCATTACCGCGGACTACTACGAAAAGGGAAGGCTAGAGTCGTGCGGGTGCCTTCACGAGGATATAGCGAAATGGTTCCCGGAACTTGTGCCGCTCATTAAGTGGCATCTTGTGTCTACCGACTATCCCTTGCACTACGTCGCTAACACTGTGTACCACGCAGATCAGCACGGGCCGACGCACGCGTGGGTTTACTATACAGGCAAAGCGGACCCGCTGGGATTTGAAGACACGAAGGAGCGAGTCGTCGCGTATAAGAAAGCGGAAGAAGCGAAGCGAGCTGAAGGCGAACCCGGCTACCGCATTCAATGGGACGAGAAAACAGCTAAGACCGCTAATTTCGATCACGCGCGCAGCTCCGCAGTATGGCCGGAAGCAACGGACGCCGAGCTATCCGTCGGTAAAGAATCGCTCACAGCCGCGCTAACTGCGCGTCTCCCTGCACTTATGGCCGAATTCCGTAAGACGATGACGGACGTATGCGGATTCGATTGGAAGGAGCGGAAATGATCGCCACCGGTACAAATTATTTTGTCAGCGAAGGCGCAGCGATGGTGTATTACCGCGCGTATGGTCTTTGGCGCACCGACGTCGAGAACAAGATTACGCGCGGCGAGATACACATAGGACCCCCACCGCTCAAGCCGGGACAGCGCGCAGTTCTGAACGTTGACGAGGGCCGCTACTTCATCCACGAGAGGGAAAAGAAATGAACGACAAGCACACGCCCGGCCTATGGGTGCGCGGCGCACGCGATAAACAGACCGTCTACGATCGCGAGGGACAAGAGATAGCACTCTCTTTCACGCGCCCGGCTGACGGCGGCATCGCTACGACTCCGAGCGAACGTTACGAAGCGCTTGCCAACGCGCGGTTGATAGCAGCGGCGCCGACGATGCTCGCCGCACTGCGCGCCGCCCTCGCGAGCGACTACGTGACCGACGAGGAAACGTGCGACCGCGACTTAGTGCGGCAGTTGCGCGCGGCGGTTCGCGCTGCAACAGGTAAGCACGAGTGAGCAACCTACGACCTACCCCCGGACCATGGGACGCGCGGACGACAACGTTTTACGGGACGTCGATAGTAGCCGTTACGGCTATCACGGGCGAGCATATCGCATCCGTCGGACGCCCCGATAGCGGAGACCAGCGAGCGAACGCGCGGCTATTAGCTGCCGCGCCGCAACTGTTGGAAGCATGCGAAAGAGTGCTTGAACGCGACACCGGCTTAAGCGACACAAGCTGTGACGAGCTACGCGCAGCGATCCGCATCGCGACGGGAAAGTTATGAGCAACAAAGCCTTGGAGAATACCTAATGCGACGACTTGATTTTGAGATTGTGGCGCAAGCAATGAACGACGCGAAGCCTCGCAATTCGTCCGAAGATCGCCTTGAGCAATGGCGGACGGATTGCGAAACACTAGCGGACGCGTTCGCGGCTCAATCCACTTGTTTCGACCGTGTGCGATTCTTTAAGAACTGCGGGTGTACTCCCGCGCGAAGCGACCCCCCTCCGGGAGTTAAAAATTTATGAACAAGATAATCGTACGATTAGCGCTATGCCTAGGCGGGGCGCTGTTATGTCCCGACGGGCAGGCGGTCGGTTACGTCATAGGATTTGTTGTGGCGGTCGTTGTCCGAGAGGTAGCGTACGGTGAATAATCTTTACCACTGCCCGCAATGTGAACGAAACCTAACGCGTTTCGAGTGCACGGAGGAGACGGAGTTCGTAACGTCCGAAGCGTGGGGGATGCGTGAGAAGACTCGCTGCACTTATCTCGTGTGCGGCCATTGCGGCTCGGATGTCGAAGAGGTGAACTCTTGTTGCACCAACGAAAGACGGAATGTGGATGGCGAATGCGATAACTGCGGAGATCCGTGCTTATGAAAACTAATCCGATTATCGAAGAGATTCTAGTTAGGGTCGCCGTCTATGCGGCTGTGATTTTTGCCGCGGTCATCCTAATCGCACTCGTCATCGCGAGCACGGCGCACGCGGAGACCCCCTCCCCCAGTTTAAAAATTGCCGTCATGATGGACCAGCAACAGACGAGCTACTACCCATCGGAGCAAGCCGCAAAGGACCGTATAACCCTGCTCGTGTTCGCTACAGACAAAGTGTTCCGTGAGCAGGTGGGCGTCAGCGTCGTCGCTGTATCCGTTCAAGTGAACGTCGTAACCCCGGATGACGAACAGCCCTCCTTTCTCCTCTACAAACTCGGGCAGTTGGACCATCATGGAGCCGACGCGCTGGTGCTCCTCACCGACCGGCCGTTGCACATCGGTTCGACCTACTACTCAGGCTATGCGAACGTCGGCGCCGTGTGCCAATCCTGGGCATCGGCCGCAATCCGCATGTATAACGACTTTTTTATGGATGCCGAGACGCTAGAGCACGAGCTGGGACATGTGCTCGGGGCGCCGCATGACGGCTCTGGCGCCTGCGCTACGACGCCCCAGACTGGGTTTATTATGTCCCAATTTGGGTATAGCGCAGCCGGTGCTTCCTTCTCGCAGTGCAGTATTGATACGATGCGCGCCACGCTAGCGGCGACGAGCTGCACCGCGCCGCAACCGGCTCCGCCGATCGGCATTGTGCTCGCGACGCCGACAGTCGCACCCCCTCCCCCAAACAAAAATGGCGGAGCGTTGGACTCGACCGTATTGTGGGTGCTGTTGGCTTTCGCGCTTTACATGTGGTGGACGAGACGCATTTGAACCTGCGAGACATCATTGAATTTGGAACCGCTCTCCACGTGTACGTACTCGTGGCCGGCACTTCCTTAACCATTTGGAACCTTCATGAACAAACGAAGCTTAGTCGAACTCAAGATACGCAATAAAGAACTTACGAATCGTGTCGCGCTGTTGAGTGAGCACGGCAAGCAGATGCTAACGGTGCTCGCTGGATTGAAGGATGCACTGCGCGAGTTGCGGAAGGAGAATGAGGAGCTGAAGGTGACGCCTGTAGGGATGTCCGCCCGCATTGCGGGGCTACAGGATGGATTGCGTACGATGGGCCAAGAGAACAAGGAGCTGAAGGAAAAGATTGCGCAGCTATCGACGCGTCGCGAGGAGGACTTCGCGTGGTGGGGCAAAGTGTGCTACCCCGACGGCATGACGGCCGAGCAAGTGCAGAACGAACTCGCTGACTTCCATTTCATGTTAGAGCAAGTCCCCAAGGTCTATATGCATATCACGGGCGGACTGCTCTCGAAGCCAAACTACTTTGCCGACGTCGTCATAGGCGCAGCCGATGGGCACGTTGAGGCATGTATCGAAGAAGCGTTTAAGGAAGTACGCGAGACGTACACTTCGAATGACGTGCAGGTGACTGTCGATAACGCGCCGCTCAATGTCGAATCGGTTGTTGAAGAGGATGACGAGATCGATGATCTCTTCGACCGTAGCGAATGGCCCCCTCCTCCGGAGCAAAAATCGTGAAAATCAAAGCCAAGATTACGATGGCTCGAATGTACGGCGGTGGCGATCCTTCGATATGCATAGAGATATCGGATGACGCATCGGGCATTCAATTCTTTGACGGCACGATGACGTTAGAGCGTTTCGCCGAAGCCGTCACCGGCCATGGCTGTGTCGAGATCGACGCGGAAGTGCGCGGTCTCGAAAACATCGGTAAGAAACGCATTGTTGAGTTGCGTCAAATCACCTGTCCCCTTGAAACTTTTAGCACCGAGAAGTTAGAGGCGTGGCTGGTAGAGAACGGACAGGAGCCCGGATGGATTTTAAACTCGTATCTGCGCTCGCAGAAATCGGTCGTCCATCGAAAGGGTGAAACGATCCTCAATTACTCGGTTTGCAAATACGTATAGAGGCCCCATGCGCGAACGAAAAGTCCACTTAATCGTAGAAATTCGTAAAACCGTCGGGTTTCCGCGTAGTGCAAGCTACGTGCTGTGCGCTACTTCATTCCCGAGTCAGGTGACGCGCGACCGATCACTCGTGACGTGCAATATCTGCAACCACTTCGCTCGCCGGTACGGAGATGATTGCGTGATTGAGCGCGGAAATACTCCTCCTGCATCCCTTGGGTTTGAAGAGCGGTTTAGGAAGTATCGGGCGGAAGCCGCTTGCCACCACGTCGTCGGATAGGGTAATGTCCGCAGCGCTGCCACAAGAGGAAGCCCCCCGTGAATACACTCGAAGAACTAGCTACTCTTTTCCCCAACTGTTCTATCGCTCAAACCGGCTCGCGCGTCTTCGGCGACGCTACTGAAGAGTCCGACTGGGACTACGTCATTTTGGTCGCCGACATCGGCCCTTCAACAGCCCACGTGTTGAGTCGCCAGGGGTTCGTCGAATGCCACTCTTCGAAACATTCGGACGACACCCACCTTATCGTTCGTCGTCACACCGACAACGTCAATCTGATTCTCACGAACAGCCCCGGCATGTTCGATTTGTGGCAGGAGTGTACTCAGCTCAGTTCAGAGCTAGGACTCAATAAAGAACAGCGAAAAATCTTGTTCAGCCTCTTCATCGACGAAGACAACTAAATGGCGAATATGAAAGACTGGGCGCTATGGTATGTGCAGGCGCACGACCTAGCCGTCTTCCCTCTTCCGCCGAACAGGAAGCAACCTGGCGCTCTCGGCATCACGTCAGCGACGCGCGATCTCGCGCAGATCGCCGCGTGGTGGGACGCCGAGCCGGCGGCGAATATCGCCGTCACAGGCTGCCTGCGAATCGACATCGACCCCAAGAAGAATGGCATCGAGAATTGGAACGCGCTGATCGCACAATACGGCGATCCGTACACGTTACGTGTGCGTACCCCCTCCGGCGGACAGCATTACTACTTCCGCGCGCCTGCGACGATCACGAACAGTCCCGGCGCATTGCCGAAGGGTATCGATGTGCGCGGCGCAACCGCCGGCTACACCGTCGCCCCGCCCAGTTACACGACACTGATCCCCGCCAAGCAACAGGAAGGCTTCTACGAACTCGTTGACGCATCGGTGCCGATTGCTCCGTGTCCGAAATGGCTGCTCGACATCCTCACGGCGCTCGATCGCGTCGAAGAGGAAAAGTCGGGACCGCTTCGACATGACATAACGCAGGATCAGCTTAACGATCTGCGTAGCGCGCTTATGTCACCTGAGATGCTGACCGACTGGGAGAAGTGGTCCGACATCGGCTATGCGCTTCTTGGGCTCGGCGAGACCGGCCGTCAATTATTTTTCGAGTACAGCGCTGCGCAACGCGAGGCAATGCCGGATAGAGCGATCTACGAGACGGAGGAGATCTGGTGGCGCAACCATCGGAACTCGACGCCGCGTAGTGATTATCGCTCCGTGTTCAGCCGTGCGCAGACGCTAGGATGGAAGAACCCGAAGTCGATCGACGCATCCAAGCTCGGGTTCGGGCAGGCTCCGCTACCGACTGGCGCCGTCGCTGCCCCTTCCCCCGGTCGAAAATTTGAAGTGAAGAATGGATGGGAGTTTGCCAATGCGCCGGGTATCCGTTGGCGCATCGACAAGATCCTACCGCAGCAAGGCGTCGCGATCATTTACGGCCCTCCGGCTGTCGGCAAATCATTTCTCATGATCGATCTGTTGATGGCGATTACGCGCGGTATCCCGTATGGAGACGATCAGTTCCGCACGGAACAGGCACCAGCACTCTACGTACTGGCCGAGGGCGCCGCGGGCGTTAAGCAACGTCTTCGCGCGTATCAACAGTTCAACCAGCTCGGCCCACAAACTCCGTCGGTCCACGTGATAGCGGAAGCGCCGAACCTATTCGACGCCAACGACTCGCAAGCTCTCATCGATGCAGCGGTGCCGACAGGCGCCAAGGTTGTTGCAATCGATACGTTGCATTCATCGATGATGGGTGGCGACGAGAACAGCGCGAAGGACATGGGCATTGTTTTGGGACACTGCCGGAAGCTAGCGGCTGCGATCGAAGGGCTCGTCATTCTAGTCCACCACGTCGGTAAAGACGCTACGCGCGGCGTACGCGGTAGCAGCTCGATATCCGGTGCTGTCGAGACCGAGATACAACTGACGGTCGAAGATGACGGCTTGCGCGTCGCCGATATCCGCAAGCAGAAAGACGGCGACAACAGCATTAGCTGGCAGTTTAGATTGATGCCGCGCCAAGTTGCGGGTCCCGGTGGCATGGAAGAGTCCGCTGTGGTCACGCACGTGCCGACGCAAGCGATCGTCGAGAAGAAGGTTGTGGAGAAGACCGTCACGATCGACGACGCCGTCCTCGGGCTCCTGGCGTCTCAGGGCGGCATGTCAACGGAAGAGGGCATGTCTCTAGAAATCGTGATAGCGAACGTGCTAGAAATGCGGCCTGACTTAAGTCATGCGAAGGTCAATTCAGTCATCACGAAGGCGATCAACCAAGGGATCGTCCAATACATCAATGGGGATTTCTTGAGGTATCCGCTCCGTGAAAACACACCACCTGATCCTACTTAGCGTCGTCGCCACCGTCATCTGGTCCGCTGTAATCTGGCTTACTATCCAAATCTGCGGCTTCAATTCGTCGCGAAAGAATAAGCGCTAGACCGCCGGCTCGTTGAACGAGCTGTGCCCACCGTCGTTGGGCGGACTTGACGCGCGCGTGTTTCTTTTGAGATTTGCATTCTATCGACACAAACTGCGCGATAGTTTTGCCGACCATGTCTTCCGTGATGAAGATCGGGCGCCAGCCGATTAGGTCGCCGCTTTTGATCTTTTTGTTGAGTTCTTTCGATTCGTTCGCGAGCCCGTATCGCACGGGGCGTCCCGTTGCATCGACGAGGACTCCGACGTTGTTGCGGAAGAGTTGCAGCTCGTGCTCGACTGCGGAGAGGCGGATCTCGGCTTGGACCCGGCTCTCCGATTTGGGATCTTCGATCGGTGGCTTTTTAGCCGCCATCGTCATCTCTCATCTCACGATCCGTTCGCGAGCGGTCGAATGTTTCTCCTTCAGCACAACAGCGTCTGATAATACTAACTCGTGGCTCGGTGGGACGTCCGCAGAACTTACACATCACATTCGTGTCTGCGTACTCCTGGGTGATTGGCTTGGGATCAGCTTTGACTTCATCCGCTGGATTCTTTTCCTGAATCACGCCGTTGACGACGGTGAGATGCGTTTCGCAGCGTGGGCACATTAAGCCTACGACAACCGGGTTCTGTTGCACCAGAACGATCGGCATGAACGCCTCGGGCTCTTTTGGATTGCACCCGCACAGCATGAAGGTAGGCTCGCCGGGTTTCGGCGCTCGAAGTTGTACAACGTTATTCATAATTCCTCGCTTTGGTCTTTGTCGCACTGAGCGTACGACTCCTCGATACATTTATCACAGATGCCGAAACACTCGTCGGCGCCAACTAACATTACGCCCTTGCACGCGGGGCACGGGTTCGGGGACACTGACTCAAGGCGCGTTTGCTCTTCCATACTAATTTCAAGCGCCTGAATGTCGAAATCGGTTAATCCGGCCATACTATTTTCTCGCAGAATAGGACACATCGAAGGTTGTACGCCAAGCCAGCATCTTTATCCAATATCCAATCTCGTTGAACGATCTTAACCTTGTACTTCCCTCCCCAAACGATACATTCGCCGACGGAGGGCACTGTGAAAGCGCGGACGATCCTAACGAGTTGGTGCTTATCGTCCCTGGGCACCATGATTTCGATCTCGATCGGATTAGCGCCGTTCATTTCCCCTCCTGAATGTTGAGTCGTTGGATCTCCATGCGGATCGCGTTGGTCATCTCCGTCGCATCACTCGTGCCGAGAGTCTGCGCGGTCATGACGTCTTTCCCGAACGCGTAGAAGAACCGTCGATAACTCTCAGCGTCGGACGCGCCGTGCATTTTCCAGTACCCTGCCCAAAGCGCGATAGCGTTTCGTAGCTCCTGTTGCGCCTCCTTACGAAGACGGTGTTGCTTCTTGATACTGCCGGCGACCACGTGGTTAACGTACTGAGGAATAGCCGGCGCTCCGTCGATGCGGGCAATCTCGCCACGTAGTTGCGCAAGAACTGCCGGGTCGAGTTCTTGCAGATCTCCATCGACATGCTCAGGAGAGCTACGGCTACGAGGCGCCGGAACGGAGCCACAGTTCGGACAGGAAGGGTTGATCGCTTCATACGGCTGGAAACACTCCGTGCATAGTTTAAGCGGAATCTCGCCCTCTTGTCGTCTCGTGCGGCGCTCGCGACGTTCGAGCGAGTAGGTGCGCGGGCGATCGGGTAGGCCATGCCGCTCCCAGTTGCCGACGTGATCGATAATGATTGCTTTAGGCTTCGCGCTAAGCGCAATGTGCTGAAGGCGATCCGCATCGCTCAGTTGATCCCAATGCATGTAGATCGAGTCGGCAACGCTCACGCGAAGCGCGCGGCCGAATTGTTGCGCGTAGAGTTGGAACGAATGAGTGGGGCGCGCCATCGATACGATCTCGACGGACGGGACGTCGGTGCCTTCACCGAGCACATCGACGGACACCAATTGCAGAATCGTTCCGAGACGGAAGCGGCGCATGATCTTCGCGCGCTCGGCAATACCGGTGTCGGCAGTCACGATCTCCGTCGGCACGTTTGCCTTTTGAAAAGCTTGCTTCAGCTCCTCGGCCGCTTCAATATCCACTGCGAATGTAAGACCGCGTTTGCCGGGAGCGTAACGCAAGTACTCGCGGACGACATCGCCTACGATGGTGCGGGACTTGTGAACGGCTTCACGCAGTTTGGGGGCGCTGAAGTCACCGGTTGTTCCCGTGGGAACATTCGATACGTCGATGTCGGACGGCGGTGCGATCAGACGGTAATCTGCTAGAAATCCTCGGTTAATAAGCGTTCGAGCAGATGGGCCAAGAACCAGCGTATCAGCAAGCCCGTCACTAATACGCCCAAGACCGCAGCCGTCAGCACGGATAGCGTGAGCAGTAGGCATGAGCCCACGAGCATTCGGAAAAGAAAGAAGCGCCTTACCAAAGATATTGTCGCGGAGAACATGATGCCCCTCGTCGATCACTGTGTATTCAACTTGGTTGAACCATGGATCGTTCGTCTCTCGTGCGATTAGAGTATGCACCCCTGCTACCCTAACTGGCGCCCGTAATTGATAATAGGATTTTCCGTGCGTCTCGATTTCGAGCTTCACGATTTCGGAGATCACGGGACGCGGTGCGATGATCCCGTGTGGTACTTCTTCGCGGTTCAATGCGAGAGCAAGTTGTGAGACTAGTTCCTGACGATGCGCGATCGCGGCGCTCGGTCGGCCTTTCTCTTTGAGGATCTTGCCGAGCACAACGGTTTTACCCGAGCCGGTCGGCGAGACTCCTAATACGTTTTGGGCGCCTGAATCCCAGGCGGTGTAGATGTCGGACTTGTAAGTCTCTTGGTAATCGCGTAGTGCCATAGGGGCCGGAGAATAGCTGTCGGAATCGTCCGATGCAAACTGTCGTTCTTATGTGAAAAACTAGTTGTACTCATTTTGCCGCGAGAGTATAAAGCGCACCAGATCGACGAATAACACCTTGGAGATTGTCACATGCAGATCAGTATCGATGCTTCAACCGCTTCACCCGCTTCACTTCGATTAACCGCTGCAATACTTACCTTCATTGCTGGATGGAGAGAGAATCCTCAGAACACAGGGCTCCCGATTCCGCAATTCGCCGCTTCTACACCAACATCTCCTCCGGACGCTCCGCCACCGCCTCCTCCGCCTTCGGATGATTCGTCTGCGACCGGCACCGGCGATTCTGAGTCTACAGGTAGCGTGACTACCTCTCCGATCGACTCACAAGGCGTCGAGTGGAACCCTGAGTTGCATACTGCCAATCAATCGAAGAACACGGACGGGACGTGGCGCCGCAAGCGAAAGGAGAAGGGTGAATCTGCTTCAGCACCGAAAGCTGTGATGCTTCCGACCGCGCCTCCCCCGCCGCCCGCTGCTACGACTCAGCCGACCGTCGAACCGGTTGCGACAGTTCCGCCTGCCCCAGCTCCCACCGCTCCGGCGGTCCCTGCTGTCCCGGTAGTTCCGCCTGCGCCTCCGGCTTCGACGGTCGCCTCTTCAGACGAAAAGAAGGTCACGACCTTTATCGAACTCGTGCGATACGTCACGAACCTCGTCGGTACGAAACAGATTTTCCAGATGGATATTCTGGCAGCGTGCGCCGAGGTGGGTGTCCCTGACATTCATTCCTGCGCGAAGCCGGAGAATGTTGCGCTGATCCCGGCCGTCGCGGAATCGATTCGTAAGCGGTTGCAGAAATGAACGCTGACCATATCCGCATCGTGAAATTTAACGATGGCGCCGAGCGTCTTCAAGTTTTCGACGACAAGGAAGGGGAGTGGGTGATGATAACCGCCCTCCCCATTCAAGCCTTGTCCGAAGACGAAGCTCGACAAGCGTCAGCACAACGAAGCTGGGAGCTACCGTGAATAACCTAATTTTCATAAAGCTGATCGTCTCGCTCGTGCTTCAAGCAGTTATCACGTACCCTCTGATTCGATATTGTCGAAGCGTGTGGCCCGGACTCTCAGCGATTGCAGTATTTTGTGTGATTGGAATGCTTATCGGAGCAGGAATCATATGACCGTGCATGCCCCTATCGGTTTCTCGAAACTCCCTCGCGTCACGCGATGCCCTGGATCGTTGACGCTCGAACACAAAGCTCCGCCCGAGCCGGAAAGTGCGCCCGCGATCGAAGGCCGTGTCGCGCACTGGGTCGCCTACGAAAAGTATTTCGGCCGCGACATTCCGGTCGGCACCGAGAAAGACGGTATCAAAGTTGACGAGGACATGATTGCCGGCGCGAACCTGTGGATCGAAGTGGTCCCCAAAGGTGGGATCGCTGAGATGCCCGTGGTGGCTCCGTCGATCCACCCGACAGATTGCTGGGGCACTCCGGATCTTTGGTTCTGGGACGAGAAAGAAGCGTTGCTCACGATTCCCGAATACAAGTACGGCTACATGATCGTGGACGAGTATGAAAACGAGCAGTTACTCGGACAGGCGGCCGGGATCATGGATACCATTCCGCATGTCAGACCGAAGCGCATTCGCTTCGTGATCGTTCAACCGTATGGCTACGTTGCGAACAAGGTGCGCACGTGGGAGATCGGTATCGAAGAATTCCCCGAGTACCTCAAGCCGATCCAAGAAGCCGTCAACGATCGCATCACGACACATGTCGGCCCGTGGTGTCTGTACTGCCCGGCACGGCCGGTGTGCGGCACGTTCCAAGCCGCTGCATCAAAGGTTGTCGAGTTTAGCGGTATGGCGGAGCCGGTCACTTCAACACCCGCTCAACTGGGCGCCGAACTTACGGTGCTGCACATGGCGTCAAAGATTCTCGAAGCACGTAAGACGGTGCTCGATGCGATGGTCGAGGATCAGATCCGGAAAGGCACGCGCGTTCCTGGGTGGGAGATGAAGTCGAAGAAATCCCCGCTCGCGTGGAACGTGGACGACGCCGACGTAATCGCTACCGGCAACCTGCTCGGTGTCAATTTGACAAAACCTGTTGCGCCTATCACGCCGACGCAAGCACTCGATCGAAAACTGCTTGACGAACAGACTTTAATGCATCTAGCATCACGACCGCCGAATTCATTAAAGCTTTCACCTATTTCCACTGCTATCACTCGGAGAATTTTCAAATGAGTACTGCTGCTGACAAAGCTTCTCTTACGTTCACTACTCCCGTCGGCCGCCTCGTATGGGGCAGCTTGGTAAAGCCGAAGACCAAGGACAACGAAGGCAACCCGCTCGTCATCAAGAAAGGCCCAGACGCGGGTAAGCCGACTCAACGTTATGAGTTCGGCGTTGCGATCCCGAAGGGCACCGAAACACATTGGAATCAAACGGAGTGGGGCAAGCTGATCGACCGCGCCGCGAAAGAAGCATTCCCGCAAGGTCAATGGCAGCTCCCGATATTCGCATGGAAAGTTACCGATGGTGACTCGACCATGCCGAAGCGCAACGGACGTATCCCGTGCAAACAGACCGGCTTCGCTCGTCATTGGGTGTTGGCGTTCTCGTCCTCGTTCGCCCCGACAACGGTCGATGCGAAGGGTAACTCGATCGTCCCCGCGGAATCGATCAAGGTCGGCCATTACGTGCAGGTCAACGGCTCAGTTGGTGGAAATAAGAGCGACAACCAACCTGGCGTGTTCCTCAATCATCGTTTCGTGGCCCACTCTGCGTTCGGTGAAGAGATCCTGAACGGGCCAGACCCGTCGCAAGCTGGGTTTGGGCAAGCTCCGCTCCCCGCTGGCGCGTCGACGACTCCGGTCGCCGGCTTGGCGCAGGGTCAAACTCCGACCGCTCCTGTGGCTCCTCAGATGGCGCCGCCGGCACCGGCTGCTACGGTTACTGTTGCTCCGCCGCCTCCGGCTGTTGCGGCGGTTGCCCCGCCGCCCCCGGCCGCAGTCGTCACACCGCATCCCGCGTTCCTCACCCCGTCCGTTGCTCCGGCGCCGCCCAGCGGCCCGGTAATGACCGAGAAGGCTGGCCAGTTCACCTACGCGCAGATGATTGCGAATGGTTGGACGCACGCCCAATTGGTCGAGCACGGCTACGTCAGAGCTGCCTGATCCCCCTCAGACAGCGCTTTTCGCCCGGCACCGTAAAGTCGCGCCGGGTGCTTTTTACAACTGAGTCCGTCCCCGCCGCCTAGCACCGTACGAGAGTAAAAGCTCGCCCACGTGGAAAGGGCGGCGGGGGTCCGGCAAAGAGGAATTGTCGTGGGTAAGAATTTTCATTGCTTAGCGAACGTTGGGTGCCCCGGACATGAAACCCAATGGCAGGTTTGTATCGTCGATCCGCCTGCTGACGTTCTGTATACGCGGTTAAGTAAAGCCCTTGAGACGCGCCGAGGGATAATCGAGCTAGCGATCGAAGAACTCCATTCAGCTCAGCAAAATTGGCCCGCGTTTAACTCTGCTCACGAAGGGTACGCAGTGCTCAAGGAAGAAGTCGATGAATTATGGGATCACGTGAAGACGAATCAAAAGAAACGGGATCTCGCAAAGATGCGTAAGGAAGCGATCCAAGTCGCAGCGATGGCGCTGCGGTTTGCGATTGAAGTATGCGACGAGGACCGAGGCCGCAAGTAGTACATTCAACATTCGGAGTTCACCATGAAGAAAATTTGTTTAGCAATTGCAGCTTGTTTGATTTCAATAGTCGCGCTAGCCGACGACGTTACGATTTCGTGGAGCGCTTCAAGCGATCCGGCCGCTGGTTGGAATCTGTATTACAACCATTTGCAGACACCCGATGCGTTGCAGTACATCGCGTCGATCGCGCCGTCGAATCGCTCGATGGTGTTCCACAACATCTCGCCCGTCGGCATCTACCAGTTGGGCATCTCGCGTGTTGAGTACATAAACGACAACGGTACGCAACGTCGCATCGAAGGCCCGGTCGAAGTCGTGACGATTCAAAACGGGCAGTTGGTGACGACGCCCAACGGTGTCAGCATCACCAGCGTTACGTTTAGCCAGTAAAGCCTCGCGCCGGTTGCTGGGGCACAGACCCTCATGTCCGTCGGTGAGAACACTACGGCAGCAACCGGTTCGAGCATCGGAGGCGAAATGAAAGTCTTAGTATGCGGCGGTCGGAATTACCACAACCCAAAAAGAATTTTTGACGAACTCAATGCCCTACACTCCCATCGTCCGATCTCCTTGCTGATTCACGGAGGAGCGGCGGGCGCCGACCATTACGCAGATTCCTGGGCGCAATCACGCGGCGTTCAACCGGTTAGATGTGATGCGTTATGGGGTTACTATCGTGCTCAAGGCAAGCTCCGCCTGGCGGGGCCTAAGCGGAACGCTGCGATGATTCTCTTGAAACCAGACTTAGTCATAGCGTTCCCTGGTGGAACCGGGACAGCGAATATGATGGAACTTGCCCGGCAAGCGCACATTCCGGTCCGAGAGTACACCGAGTGACCCCTACCCCCACACTCGATTTCGAAACGCGAAGTGCCGCCGGCTTCGTGTGGAACGAAGAGGACGAGTGCTGGGAAGCTCCGCCCGGCGCCGCTGAGAGTGGGCTAGAACTCGTCGGCGTGAAGAACTACGTCAATCACCCGACGTTCAAAGTACTCTGTCTGTCATACGACATCCTCGACGGCCAAGGAGTCTCGTTATGGACTCCTTGGGATAAAAGTCCACCATTTCGATTGCTGCGCCACGTCGCGCTCGGCGGCAAACTAGCGGGATGGAACATCGGTCAATTCGAATTCGAAGTTTGGAATTCCCACTGCGTGAAAACCTATGGGTGGCCCCCGCTGCTACTAGAGCAATTGGTGTGCGACATGGCACATGCTCGCGCATGGGCGCTACCCGGTAAGCTTGCGAATGCCGGCGAAGTGCTGCGGCTCGCGATTCAAAAGGACAAGACTGGCTCCGCACTGATAAAGAAATTCTGTGAGCCGCGGCAGCCCACCAAGAAGAACAAAGAAATGTGGAATGAACCCGATGCAATTTAACGCGGATTTCAAATCGTTTCTCGCCTACAACGTGCAGGATGTGTTGGCGGAAATGGCTGTCGCCGAGAAAATCCCGCCGCTATCGGAAAAGGAGATACAGACCTGGCGTTGCGATCAGCGGGTCAACAATCGCGGCATCGGCGTGAACGTCAAAGGAGTCGATGACTGTATCGCGATCGTCGAGCAATGCTTCAAACGATACTCGGCCGAACTCGTCATAACCACAGGCGGTTATGTTCAGTCGGTATCGCAAACGAAGAAACTTGGCGAGTGGTTATCGGCTCAAGGATTTCCGCTTCCCGATGTGAAGGCGGAGACGATCGAAGCTGCGATTAAAGAGCACAACGAACCGTGCGGGACGGTGTTGCCGGATCACGTATACCGTGTGTTGCAGCTTCGACAGCTCCTCGCGTCGGCAAGCGTCAAGAAGCTCTACTCGATGAAGTATCGAGAGTACAACGGCCGACTCCATGGTCTATACGCTTACCACGCTGCGCGCACGGGACGTTGGACAGCGATGGGGCCGCAACCGCAGAATTTCCCGAAGCCCCTCCCCGAGTTCGAAAAATTCGAAGAGGTGCAAAAGGCGCTAGAGATCATCTCTCACCGATCGCTCGAAGAGCTGGAAGCGGCGTACCCGAACATCCCAGCGCTCGACGTCATCGGCAGTTGCCTGCGATCCCTTCTCGTCGCGGACCCCGGCAACGAACTCATATGCTCTGACTTCACGTCTATCGAAGCGGTCGTGCTCGCGTGTCTCGCTGGTGAGCAATGGCGTATCGATACGTTCCGTGAAGGTAAAGGTATCTACGAAGTCGCCGGGAGTCGTCTCGATAAGATCCCGCTCGAAGAGATCCTCGCGTATAAGCAACAACACGGTAAGCACCATCCGCGACGTGCGGTATGGAAGATCGCAGAGCTGGCTTGCGGATACGGCGGATGGATAGGCGCGATGAAAAACTTCGGCGCCACCGAACCCGATGCGGAGTTGAAGGAACAAGTCCTAGCGTGGCGCCGCGCATCGCCCAATATCGTTGAGTTCTGGGGCGGCCAGACGCGGAACAAGTTCAATCGAAACCTCAACGGGCAGTGGGAGAAAGCACGCGCCGAATTGTTCGGGCTCGAAGGTGCTGCGATTGCCGCTGTTCAACAACCAGGCAAAGCGTTCTGGGTGGGCCAGATCGCCTATCAGAGCGACGGCAATGTGCTCTATTGTCGTCTGCCGTCCGGACGCTTCCTGACGTATCACAATCCTAAGCTCAGCCCCAGCGCGTCCCAGTGGGCGGATCCGTGGGAGCTAGCGCTCACCTTCGAGGGATGGAACTCGAACTCGAAGAAAGGTCCTATCGGCTGGATTCGAATGAGCCTATACGGCGGGCTCCTCGCGGAAAACGTTGTGCAGGCTACGGCTCGCGATTACCAAGCCGATGCGCTCCTCGCGCTCGAAGCCGCCGGGTATCCGCCGGTGCTCCACAGCCACGACGAGATCGCATCCGAAGTGCGGGCGGGATTCGGGTCTATCGAAGAGTTCGAAGCGATCGGTAGCCGCGCGCCATCATGGGCTGTGCTCCCAGATGGAAGTCCCTGGCCAGTACGAATGAACGGCGGTTGGCGCGGGGTCCAATACCGCAAATGATACGGCGACCAGTAGGTACGCCAAAACCATAAGTGCGAGCTGAAGACCGACTCGCACCCGATATTTCATCGAGGCGTCAGCGAGCAGGATACAGAGAAATGAGGAAGCGCTTGCTCGATCGAGCCGGCGCCAAGCGACGTGTTGTAATACTCTTTCCAGAATTTCGTCAGCTCCATCGGATCGTTTGCCGGAAGAGCGGCAGGAACACGGCGGTACTGGATGCGAGCCATTGCGCACGCGTACCACATATTCCCGACAAGCAACATCGAGGACGGCTTCGGATCGCCAGCGATTCGGCAAACGAGAGCCGCGATATCGGTACGGTACTTCAGGAAGTTGAGCCAGATGTCGTCATGCGTTGCTGGCTCCATCTGCCAGAAACCGAGCGCCGGACCACCGCCGATTTGCTTCAATGAAACGAGGTGACTCTCATGCATCGCGGTGCCGAGCACGAGGCTCGCCGCGGCGTCGCTGTAGAGTCCTAGTTGGGTGAGCGTCGGGCGAACGATCAGTTCGCGAAGTTGTGCCGGGTCGACGCCGTAGTTCATCAAGCGTGTCCTGAGAGTTTCGCGACGACGGCGCCGACGAACGTGCCGATTGTAGTCACGAGAGCAATGACCCGCGTATGACGCTTTCGTTCGAGATTGCGCTCCGCTTTGATCGTTGCGGTTTGTTCGACCACCTTGTCAAGTTTCGAGTCGATCCCGCTCATTTTCGTGCGCATGGCGGTCATCTCGCCTTCAAGGCGTCCGAGAGCGCGGTGGAGGTTGTCGTCGTTCATGATGCAAAGGGCTCTTAGTCCAAAGCGTAAGTTATGGTCTGACCGGTAATGTTGAAAGTACCCGCACCGCTGAATAGCGCGCCGACGGGTGATACCAACATCTGTCCGGCAGTGCAGCCGCCGGATGCCGGGCAAACGCTCGCCACCGCGCCGTGGAAAGTTCCTGCGTCAGATACCGCTACGCTAGCGACAGCCGATAATGAGCTTCCACGACCTGTCGGACGAATACCCGAAGGCACCCCCGAAAAGATTCCTCCTGCGGTATTGTTGCCGGTGCAAGAAAATGTCGGCCACTGTAACGTCACGACATTGCCGGTTTTGGTCCAATACGCCGTACCCGTTGGCGTCGTCGTGCAGCCGGTGGCGAGAGTAAGAGTGAAGTTCCCCGTCGTCTGCGACACAACCGCTGACCCTTGAACATAGAGAGCCTCGGCGTTTACCGTTCCCGATCCTTTATCCCCGCCCGTTGGGCTGCCTACTACCAACCCTTGAGTCAGTACCATCTGACCGCCCCCGGCGCCGGAGGACCCACCCGTCTTAACGGTGATCGTTCCGACGACTCCCGATCCAGCCTTAGCTCCGGATTCGATAAGAACGTTGCCGCCGTTATGCGCCGCTCCGGATGCATCGCCCGCTTGAATAGTTAAGGCCCCGCCGTCACCGTTAGAGGGCGCTCCACCGCTTTGTAGAATCGCGTCTCCGCCGTTGGTTGTTCCCGGATAGAGCTGCAAGTAGCCGTGATAAAAATAATCGTAGTAGGTCGCTCCGCTCGTCTCTTTCGCCGACAAAGCGGTAAGCAGAAGTGATCCTACGCCGAACACAGCCCCTTCAGTATTTCCAGCCGGATCTCCAAGCTGCAAGATGCTCGGGAAATATCCACCACCTGAAGCGTCGAGCGATTCGGTGTAACTGAAAGCATCGGTGGGGGAACCGGCAAACGAACTGCTGTTTTTGTACTGAATGTCTCCATCCGCTAAGCCACCGGGGGAACCTCCGCTAGCCGCTTGGCAAGACCCGTCCGCACGCAGGTAGGTCGTGCTATTACAAGTTCCCGTCCAAAGTCCGATCACATCGCTCGATGTCGCTGCGGTAAACGCAGACGTACCGTTACCTTTCAAAACTCCTGTTAGCGTCGTTGCGCCGGTGCCGCCTTGGGCCACAGTGACGGCAGTATTTGTAGTGAGCACAGTTGCCGATGCGTTCGGGAAGGTAAAGGTTTTCGTTGACGTGGCGGGGCCGCTGACGGCGAAAAATCCGTTGCCGTTGCCGCCGTTTGCCGCGGGAAGAATCCCCGTGACTCCGTTCGTCAAATCAATTTGTGCCCACGCGGGGTTATTGCTCGCTCCCGTATTCGACAGGTAGCGGGTGGCGCTGGTGTTCTTTGCCAATGCCGCAAGTGTGGTCGACCCGCTTGCGTACAACAGATCGCCTTGAGCCCCGCTATAGGCGAAAGCAAGAGTCCCACTTGTCGTAACCGGAGATCCCGTTACGCTGAAAATAGAAGGAGCCGTTAACGCAACGCTGGTAACAGTTCCGGTTGATGCCGCGTGGCACGCCCCGTCCGCTCCAAGGTAATTCGTTCCCGTGCAGGTTCCCGTCCACAGGTTAATGACATCCGTTGAAGTGGCGGCGGTCGTAACGTACGTGGACGAGTTTCCTTTCAAGAGACCCGTGGCAGGAGAAAACAGGCTGAACGTCGCAGCGTAAGCACTGCCGACAAGTAACATCCCAATTGCGAAAGCAAGAATTTTGCGCGTCATAGTTTTAACCATTTTCCGACAGCAACAATGTATCGAATCGTGAGGCTGTCATTCTGCGGAATCGATAAGTCTGCTGCAAATCGAAAACGATTCGCGGAAGCCGATCCTGCGTTCAGTGCAGCGAGTGTGAGCAGGTTAGGGCCAGTGTTAGTAACCGTCAAGATTTGTCCGTCACTTCCTGCTGTGATTCCGGTTATTGTCACGTTGCCGTCCGTAGTGTCCACGTCGTACGCGCCCACATTCTTGCCGACCGTAACATTGTCGTACGTACCAGCGGACGGAATGTCTACCTGTTGATCGGTCGGCGTGGAGAGTGGGCTGAACGGAATCCATCCTGTCGTGACGCTGTCCGGATCGTTGGAGTTGCCGTCCACCGTGTTGTAGAAAAACTGAGATGGCGTGGTGGCCGATCGGATGATGGCACCCTCGGGGTAGCCGCCCGAATTGTCCACGATATCGGAATTGAACGTGAACGTACCGCCCGCGACGAGCCATACGAGGTTGGCGGACAAAGCGTTGAGCACGCCATTGATGTCACTACCAAACGGAGGCACGCCGCCTTCGGTGAGCAACGTCATGTTGAGTGGAACAAATCCTGTCGCCCACGATGCGGCGCCGGGCGTGATGCTCTCTTGCGACGGAACCGGAACTTCGTGGATGTAAGGATCCACCGCGTCACGGCCGAAAGGAACCGAAATACTCGGCGGATAAGGCAAGCTCATCGTAATTCACTCCACGCATCGAGGATGACGGCGCCGGATGTCGCCATCTCGTAAGTCGAGCCGTTCGGGATAACCACGGACACCTGAAGCACTTCCGCAGAGCCGCCCGCTGTATTCGCTCCTACAATGACTCCGTCCACATAAAACACGCCGCTGGCGAAGTTCGGCAAACTCACGCAGACAACAGCCTGAATCGGGCGACCGGTGTTATTCGTATACGCGGCGTTGAGCGCGCGGCTTCCTACTACGTTGTTCCATGCTTGGCCGGTGCCTCCGAGGTCATATTGGAGCACGGCAGATGCCGGCACCTGCCCGTCGGTAACTTGCCCGTTGAGCCCGGAGAGCGGGGGAACCTGTGACGCGGTGCAAGCGCCATTGAGCGAGGACAACGAGGGAACCTGTGACGCGGTGCATTGGCCGCTGAAGTTCTGTAGGAACATCTGTAGCTCTAGATTCGCGATGCTGATCTTGCGCAGATAGCCATCTGCCGCTGAGTTCTGCACGAAGATGGCCCCTACTGTCGGGTTCTCTAGACCGCTTGACTGGTTGAAATATGCCGCAAGCAGGTAGCCGTTGTTTGTGCGCTGAGCGATCGAGAGCGGGGTCGCCGCTTGGTCGATCGGAACGCTGAGTGGCGCCACGGTCGGATAGATGTTTGTGCCATCGCCGTACACGCCGAGGGGAGACCCGAAGCCACCCTGGCTCACAGTCACGCCGGTTCCCGCTAAGGTGCGCACCGTCGTCGTAAATGAACCCGTCGTGGAGTTCACGATCAACCAAGTTTGCAGGGTGTTGGGCAGCACCACCTGAAGATTTGAAACTAATGTTCCCGTGAGAACAATTACGCCGCGACGCGCTTCGAGACGGGTCAACGTAACCGTGCCGCCCGTGACCGCCTTCGTCGTATAGCCGTAATTGAACATTGGCACCCAGCCGGCGCCATTCGCATCCGGATCGCTTGTATTGTCAGCGAGGATGTTGAACCAAACGGTCACGCCGTCGGTGCTCTCAAGCATCGTGCCGACCGGATACCCACCGATCGCAGTCGATACATCGGAGCTGTAGTTGTACAGTTGGCCCGCCTGCTGCGCGAAAATGTGCGCGCTCAACGCGTTCAAGATGCCGTTGACGTCTTGACCGAAAGGCGGCTTGCCCCCGCTAACCTCGGGCTGCATCGTGACCGGCGGAAAGCCGAGGTCATACGACGCCCGAGCGGGAGTAGCTGTGGTGTCCGGAATCTCCGTAATATACGCCGGGTCAGCGTTATTCGCGAACGGTTGCGGAATGAATGGGCGTGTTGGGAGGGGCATGCTCTAACTCGATGGCGGCAAGTAAAACGTTCCCGCGTTGAAAGGTTGAATCCCCGGCGCCTGTTCAGCGAAGCCGAAGCTGCCGCCTACCACGATCACCGTTACAGAATACTGTACACCGGCCGGATGCGGGAGCACGCCGGACTGCGTCAATATTGCATATTCTACCAGCGAGAGTTGAAATTCGAAAACAAAACGCATCGTCATCGACCCAGAATCAATGACATAGCATCGACCCCGGCCGGGGAACAGGTTGCGCAGCAAAGCGTTGAGCGACCGCGCCGTCGTAGCTACGATGTTTGCCAGCGCTTTCGTTAGGATCAAAGTACGGTAGGCCGAGTCCGGGAGCAGGTAAGCTTGCGACGTATTGTTGCCGGCAAAGAACGTCCCTTGGTTGAATGGGCGCCAATCCGCCGGGATTGAAGCGTTCGAGAATCCCAACGTCCGGAGGTTCGACGGAATGCGCAACAATCGAGAGACGCCGACAATCTTCCCCCAAATATCGAGACCACGGCCGACCGCCGTGTCCACGTTCCAAATCTTCTCGTAGAACTCTTGGACGTTGACCCGTGGGTCCAAGCAGTCATTCATGTCCTCGATGATCTCTTGGATCGTCTGGGACGCCCCGTACTGCGAGATTATGGTTCGGCCGTAGTCGATCATACGAGGATGACGTCGATGTCGTCTGGGCTAACGGTGGGAGCTTGGTCGACACCGATCAGGATGGATGTCTGGTCCGCGGTAGCCGTACCGATCAAAATCGAGATCACCGACACCTCGGGGCCGATCGCAATGACCGGCGGGTAAAACTTGGATGCAAGCAGGAGAGAGCCGATTCGGACTCGGTTGCCCCCATTCGTCGTCCCGTTAAACGCGTCGACGATAGCCGCCTTGACGAGGTCTTCGATGTTGCTCGGCAAGCTGTCGCTGTCTGTCAACGTTACAGCGAACTTGATCGGCAGCGGATCGGGGCGCAGGAACGTGATCGTGTACGTCGGATAGGGCGGGGAGTAACCACTCGTATCCGTAACCGTAACCGTCGTGTTGCCGTTCATATCGCAGCCGACATCCTTCTTCGACCAGATCGCATTCGCGACGTCCGGGTCGGTTCCGCCTACTACGGATACCAGCAATGAGTGTGGCACCAGCAAATAGTTCGTCGAGCCGATGTTGATGTTGGCGTTCGTGAAGTTCTCGAACACGTACACATCGTCCACGCCTTCAACGTCAAATACCGCTGCGTAAATGGATTGCAACGATCCGCGCGCGTTGAGCGCAACGGATTGGGCGCGACGATACGCGAACGCGGCTTGCGTCTCGACGTTCTGTCCGAGGATGCCTTCGATCGGGTTATTGATCGCATCCCACCCTGGGATCGCGCGATAGATCTGATTGAGCGTATTCGCCGGGCACGGAATAGGCCCATTGTTCACGTTCGCAAACTGGCAGGATATCGTTCCTCCCACCGGGATCGTCACTTGCTGAAGCGAGACGTAGAGGTTGCCGCTGGTGTCTTGAGCCTGCGCGCCAACGGGGATGATCGTTCCTAACGCGCCTGTAACGTTACAGTCAACGACGGTTGGGGCGCCGGGGATTCGATCGAGGAAGTAGATACGTGCAATGGCGTCCTGCATAAAGCCTGACGCTGTGTCCGGATCGATCTGATTCACAAGATCCGCCATCACGGCGTTGGCGTCCGAGATGATTGCGGCAAGCGAGCTGGCGATCTGACCTTGCGGCGTTTCAAGCGCCTTGTTCATTCCGCCGCCGAACGCGGCATCCCAATCCTGCAACACGCCGTCGAGGATCTCGGACTCTTGCGGGACATCTAGCCCCGTCGGTGTGAACTCAATCTTTGGTACGTTCGTGCTCATGCGCCTATCGCCACTGTGCCGGTTTGACCCGTGGAAGTTGTGAATCGAACCTCACCGGTAATGGTGCGGTTTTGAAGCTCCGTAATCGTGCAGGTGGCTTGAACGACACCCGGCACCGTAAGAGCCGCGCTCTCCATAAGCGCTTGGAAATACGTGATCGGCGGGTTGTGGCCGAGCACATCGGTAAAGTAGGGTACGCCCTTGCTGATATCGTACCAAAGTTCCCCGAGGAACAATTTGAGCGCGCTCGCCACATCCTGCGCAAATTGATAGGGCGCCTCGGCGATCGCGAGGTTTCCCGCCGCGTCGAGGACCAAGTCCCATTCGGTAATGTCGAGTAGTGCCGTCTTCATACCACGCCGCCAGTGTTGCCGCCTCCGGGAATGACGCCGCTATGCTCATGCGGCAGGAACGGCTTGCCATCGATGCTTGTACCGCCACCCTGAACGCTGTTCGCCGGGGAGTCGATCGTGATCGAGCTGTCACCGGTCTCCGAGATCGTATCTGCCGACACGGTGTAGCTGGTATCGGCTGTCTCCGCGATCTCGCCTGCGTCCACCTGAAACTTGGTGCTCGCCGCGATCTCGACCGTAGGCGCTTGGAGGCGGATCTTTACGGGAGACAATACCTCGATCCCATCCGTGCTGAACCGAACGAATTGCTCGGGCACCGCGTTCAGAACGCCTCCCAAGTATAACCCGTCCGCCATGCTGAATTGGCGGTCGCTTGACGGCGGGACGCCGCGAATGTCGCCGGACGCCACTTGGTCGATCGCTTCCTGCTTCTTCAGGGCGCTAATGTCCCGAGACGCGAAGATAGCGACGCCTAGGTCCCCAGCCTCCGGATCGATGATTACAGCGTTCTTCCCGCCCTGGATGCGGCAGTACGGCAGGCGAAACAAGCGCTGGTGTTGGACCGCCGTATTGTCTCCTGAGAGCTGGCTGATTACAGGCTGCACGTCAACCATACCCCACGGGGAGAGCCCCCCTGAATTCGTGCAGGAGATGACCCGAACAAGCGTAGAGGTGGCCATCTGCGCCACGTACGACGAAATAAGGAACTGAAGCACCGCGAACTCGGTCGCTGAGTCGGATGCGGTTTGTTGGGAGACGGCGTCGTTCATTGTCCGGCCCGTAAGCACTGTAGCGAGCTAATCCATTTTCCGTTGGGCAATTCGGCTTCGAGAGCATGATCGATCGAGTACGGATACCATCGGCCGTTTGCGCCTTTCACCAAGCTATCACGGATCTCGATCGCAGTGCCGCAAAGGAATGCCGGATCGAAGATGGCCATGACGTTGAGCCCGCGGCGCGTATACACGGGGTAGCCCAGCAATCCCGTATCGGGGGAGAGCACCACGGCAGGCTTGGTGTCGAACGCCTCGGAGATGGGGGCGAAGACGAGCTTGTCCCCTTGGAAGTAGTAATCGACGCGGGCCGCCTTGCACACGTTGTTGAGCTGCGTCCACAAGGATCCGGGGAAGTACGGATCAGTCAGGGTCGCTTTCACATTGGGACTTTGGTCGTAGTTCATCCCGAGCTGTTGCGCAAGGTATCGCCCGAGCACCGCAATGTCCACGTCGCCTTTGTAGCTCAACGGCTCGACGACTTGGATCTGCTGGAAGTAGCGAATGGTCGCGAGGATCTGAAACGGTACGTCCGGCGCCGAACGAAAGTCTGGCTGCGCTTCGAGGATCGTGCCGGTGAATACGGGTCGGAACCCATCACCGCCATCCGCTTCGAGGATAACAATATTGTTACGTATCGCATTGGGGTCGATCCATGCTGCGGTCATGGCATCCATATCCGCGAGCGTCATACCCCAGATCTTCAAATTCATTTGCGTCGCTTGCCGAGCGTTCGATTGAACACGGGCAGAAATGCGATTGTCCGTCAGAATGAGTGTGTTGTCGCCGGTGGACGTGAACGATATGTTCGCGGAGTCAGCGAGAATCAAAGTGACACGGAGCCGCTTTTTGGTGAAGCTGTTATTCATCGTTCGCCGCCTGGAACGGAAAGAACTTAGCTAACGGGATAGGAGCGATGATATTGCCTGGTCCGATAAAGGCGCCGTCCACGATGCCGCGTCGGCGAAGCTCTGCGCTGATCGCCTTGTACGCTTCGCACAATGGGCTCGGGTTATTGTTCATCGGCTAGCCGCATTACGAAATTAAGACTCTCTCCACACTGTACCGCCAATCGCTTAGCGACACTCTCACCACACTGCAAGGCGACTTTCTTTGCGAAGTCTCGCCCAAGCGATTCTCCGCACTTAGTGCAATAGAAGCTGTTTCCGGCGTTGAGTCGAACGTCCGTAAACCCGCATCGAACGGGCATATGATTTTGTTGGGAAGCATTATTCATCGTCGCTCAGATAGTACAAGATCCAACGTGAATTCAACCCGGAGTACTGCGGCGGCTCGTCCGCGGGGGATTGATCGACAAACATGAAGTCGCCGATGAACCCTTTGTACTTCGAGTCAATGAGAAGTCGCTGGCGGTTTTGGCACAGGCGATACTTGATGATCGAAACGTTGTTCACCAGAAGCGTGAAGTACAACGACGATCCGTTCGTTCGCAGACTGATCTGGCACGGCTGACCGCCCAATCGAATCGAAAGGCTTTGGCTAGGGATCGCCGAGAGTGGTACTTGAATCATCGCGTCACCGAGGGAGGAGGTGTTGCGGTCGTCGCTACTCCTTGCTGCGTGCCGGTGTTCTGCTGTTGCGATGCAGACACGTTAACCGGATTGGCGATAACCGTTTTGGTATACGTCGGGACTACAACGCGGATCTCACGGAAGAATACGTCCACCATTATCTGATACGCGCCTTTCTCGCCCTTACGCGTGATCTCGGAGCGTACGAAGTTACAACGTATGTACGTCTTCTCCGGCGTGAACACGTCGTAAAGTTGAGTGGTGCCGAGGTCTTCTATCTGTTGCAGGAACGCTTGGCGCTCCGACAGCGATCCGCTTTTGTATAGGCGAAGCTGAACATCGAACGGACTTGCAACACGATTGTAATCGGCGAACGCACCTCGCTGAGTAGGGGCAGTCGATACACTCCATTCCTGGTTGTAATCGAAGCTCAAATAGCTGTCGGGCGTTACCGCCGGTACTCGCTTCGCAACGACCGTTACGGTTGGGATGTCGCCAGTCGTCTGTGCCTCAGTCGTTGGTTCGAGGTGTTTGAAAATGCCCCACTGATACTGTGAAGCGAACGCACGAACCAATGACGCCAGCCCAGCAGCGGTGGCGACAACGGTCGGCGGCGCAGCGGGAAGTCGCCGCAGCAATTGCGGGACGCCTGCATCGTTCGGAACATTTGGATACTGAATACGCGGCATTACTGAATACCTGTCTCGGCCTGAGCGGCGAGGAGCTTACGACGCGTGGCACTGCCGATGTCGCCCGCGATGCTTTCCGCATCCGTAGCCTGCGTGTTAATGGTGATGGAATCAATCTGCACATCGTTATTCACGGTGCTGTTTTCATTCCCGCCGGGTTTGAAGCCGAGCGCCGCTTCTTCGTAACCCGTACCTTGAAGAACCTTACCCGGATACGCGAGACTCTCGGGGCCGATATTGTGGCCACTTTTCACGTTACCCATGCCCGCGTGATACGCACTGGTCGCTACTACCCAAGGCATGATGTCGCCTTTATCACCGTACCCCGATGACGCGGCTTGATCGTGCAGTTGGCGCAAATAACGGGCAGCGGCATCGATGTCGGCAACTGGATTCTTACCGGGAACAATGCCAAGGTCCTTACCTGTAGAGGGGAGGATCTGAGCGATGCCCGCGGCGCCGGTCTTCGCGTTCACAGCATTCGGATCGAACCCGCTTTCCGTACGTAGTAATCCTTCGAGGATCGCTTCCGGTACGCCATTACGTTGCGCCGCTGACCGAATCGTCGAAGCAAAAGAGCTGTAGCCTTTCATTCGCGACGCTCGCCCCGTACCGCCTTTATTCTCCGTAAACGAGAATGTCGCATGGGCAAGCTGCGTTAGCGCGTCGCCTGCTTTGTGTGCAGCGTCACCTAGGAAGTCGAACGTATCGACTCCGATCTGTTTCAATTTTTGAGGCGAGTTCTCGATCAGCTCATCCGTCTTGGCTCGCTTCTCAGCTACCAAATCGACAGCCTTAT